ACAATAAATTTAAAAAATATGTGGATAAATATTAATCCAAAAGGTGGATATAATGTTGTTCATGTTCATCCTAATTCTTTTTTTTCAGGTGTTTTTTATGTGCAAACACCAAAAGATTGTGGCAATATTATACTACGTCACCCTTGTAGTCATACAGAAAATGATTGGAAAGATGAATTTTGGAATAAACTTAGTCCAGAAACAACGACATTAAATTATTTGAATGCAAAAGAAAACATGTTATATATATTTCCAAGTTGGTTGGAACATTATGTTCAAGTTAACAAAAGTAAAAAAGACAGGATATCTATATCGTTTAATTTAGGAGTTGTTAAGAAATGAATCTAAATTATCATTATTGGTTTTTTAAAAAAGCTGTATCAAATAAGTTTTGTGATGCTGTTATAAAACGTGGTTTAGAAAAAAAACCAATTTTGGGAACAATAGGAGCAGAGGAGGATAAGGTAAAAGATTTTAAAAAAACAAGAAACTCCAATATAGTTTGGTTAAACGATAGGTGGATATACAAAGAAATAATTCCTTTTATTAATTTGGCTAACAAAAATGCAGGGTGGAATTACGATTGGGACTTTACAGAGTCTTGTCAATTTACTAAATATTCAAAAAATCAATTCTACGGTTGGCATATAGATAGCTGGAACAATCCTTACAATATGCCAGATGACGCTAAAAAACATAATAAGAATAGAAAACTATCTGTAACTGTTTCATTAAGTGACTCATCAGAATATGAAGGCGGTGATTTAGAATTTGATTGTGGCAATATAAAAAAGAAAAGAATATTAAGATGTAAAGAAATAAAAACTAAAGGATCTATAGTTGTATTTCCCAGTTTTGTTTGGCACAGAGTTAAACCAGTGAAAAAGGGAATAAGATATTCTTTAGTAATGTGGAATTTAGGACCTTCGTTTAAATGAAAAATAATTTTAAAGTTTTAAAAAATGTTATCTCTAAAGAGATGCAATACTTTTCTTGCAGGTATTTATATTTAAAAAGAGAGGTTTTAAAAACTTTTAGAGAAACTAACTATATATCTCCTTATGCAAAAGAGTGGGGAGAGTTTGGAGACAAACAAGTAGAAGATGTTTATTGTTGTTATGGTGATATATTAATGGAGGTTTTACTAGTAGAGCTAATACCTACCTTACAAAAACAAATTAAAAAAGAAATATTTCCAACATATTCTTATTTAAGAATATATGAAAAAGGAGCTACATTACCTAAACACATAGATAGAATCAGCTGTGAGTTTTCAACAACTTTAAATTTAGGGGGAGATGAGTGGCCAATATTTTTGCAAGATAAATCTAAAACACATAAAATAATTTTGTCGCCTGGAGATATGCTTATATATAAAGGCAATCTTTTAAAACATTGGAGAAATAAATTTAACGGAGATGTTTGTTACCAAGTTTTTTTTCATTATAATTTTTTAGACAAAGATCCTAAAAAAAATAATTTATATGATACTAGAAGTCATTTAGGTTTACCTTCAGATTTAGCTAAAGGAATAATTTTAAGCACACATAGAAAAGGAGAAAAATAATGCCAAATCACAAAGTAATAAGTGCTAGTCAACAAAAAATAGAAAAACTAGAAGAAGAGATAAAAAAATTAGAAGATAGTTTATCAGAGGTAAAAGGTGTAAAAAATTCTGAAGTAATGATAAACAAAGAATTAAAAGAAAGAATAGAAAAACAAGATCTTGTTATAGAAACTTTACAAAAATTAAATGAACATTTTATGTCTAAAATAACAAAGTTAAGAATTAAATTAAAAAAGTTAATTGATGAATAAAAAATATTTTTTTATTACGGGTTTACCCAGATCAGGTAACACACTGTTATCTTCTTTGTTAAATCAAAATCCAGATATTACAGCAACAGGGGACAGTGTTGTTCCTGAAATATTTTATAGGGTAGAAGAAATTAAAAAAATAAACACATATCAAAACTTTCCTGATGAAAAATCTTTAGACAATATTAATAAAAATGTCTTTAAAAATTATTATAAATATTCAAAAACTAAATACATAATAGATAGGGGGCCTTGGGGAACTGAATATAATTTTGAAATGTTAAATAAATATTTAGACAATGATATTAAAATAATAGTATTGGTTAGAGATATTCCAGAAATCCTAACGTCTTTTATAAATTTAGCTAATGATAATATTAATTTTTATCTTAATAAATCTTTTGATGAATTAATTAAAAGCGAAACATGGAGAGATGAAATAGAACAAAAATGTCATATCTTAATGAAAGAACACCACCCTATTGACAGAGGATTATATCAAATAAGATATCTTTTAAATAACGTAAACAACAAAAATTATAAAATATTTGAGTATAATGATTTAGTGTCTAATCCTAAAAAATACTTAAAAAACATATATACTTTTTTAGAGATACCTTTTTATAAGAAACATTACTATGAAAATTTAAAACAATTAAAAGTAAATAATTTAGAATATGATGACTCTGTGTACGGTGGTCCTTTACACACAATTACAACAGATAAAATACGTAAACAAAAAATAAAAGTAATTAATGAAATTTTAGATAAATATTCTGGAATGGAGTTTTGGAGAAATAATTAAATGGATATAATTGTCAAGCCTTTTAAAAAACATAAACAATTAAAAAGAACTTTTTTAAAGTTAATAAATGAAATACCTAAAACTACAGAAGAATCTATTTATAATACAGATTGGTATTTACCAAAAGACTATACTAGGAAATATTTAGATTTGTTTTACGAAAATATTGGCGAGCACATGCAATCTTTAACAGAGGACTTTAATTGTCATCGATGGGAAATAACAAATGGCTGGTTTCAACAATATAAAAAAGGAAGCGAGCATGATTGGCACAATCACGCAGGGCATCAACTTGCAAACGTATATTATTTAGAGTTACCCGATGTTAGTGCTAAGACAGAATTGTTAAATAAAAAAACACCTAAAATTTCAGAGGGAGACATATTAACTTTTCCGGCGTACATACCACACAGATCTGCAATTAATAAAACAAATAAACGAAAAACTGTTATAGCTTTTAATTCTAATTTGCTACACGGTTTACTATATCATGGAGAAGATACTACTACCTAATTATGGTTTTATAAAAACCAAATTACCACAAGATATTTATACATCTGTTCTAAAAGAATGTTTAAATATAAAAAACAAAAAAGAATTTTTTTCTGGACTCACCGAGCCAGGTGTTGCAAAACATTATTATGTAAAAAATAATTTAGATAAAATACAAAATTTTATGTCTACCGTAGTGGATTATTATAATGAACAATATCCAAATTATTTAAAAGGTATTAAAATATTAAATAAAAACCTTCCTATAGAGTTTCAAAGACCGTGGATAAATTATCAAAAAAAAGGTGAGTATGTTCCAATGCATGAACATGATGGGGTTTTATCCTATAATATTTGGATGAGGTTGCCCTCAAAATCTATATTTGAATTTAATTATAATTCTATAATAGGTAGAAATTTATCTAACATAATTTATTTGGATAAAAAAGATGAAGGGACCGTAGTTTTATTTCCATCTTTATTACAGCACATTGTTTATCCATTTCATAATACTACTAAAACTAGAATATCTATTGCGGGAAATATTGTTTTAAAAGCTTAATGTAATATGAAAAAATTATTAAATCATTTACACAAATATGGAAACGTATATAATACTGAAGACAGCGCTTTGTTTTTTTACGCATTAACTAAAATGCAAAGATATAATTTATTTGTAGAATTTGGTACAGGTTTAGCTTGTACCTCATTAGCTGTTACCACTGCTATGAAAGAAAACAATAAAGGTTTATGTATAACTTATGACAACGGTAGTCATTTTAAAAATGTTAATGATTATAAAAATTTTTTAAATAATTTAATAAAAAAACATGAGTTGGGTAATAGAATGGTAACAATAAATGAAGATATTAATTTTAATAATATTTTTTTAAATCAAAAAGTTGATTGTGTGTTTTCTGATTTTAAAAGAAATAAAGAGTACATTGAAAAACTATTAAAGTGGTCAAGTAAATATGTTAGACGCAACGGATATATTTTTATTGACGGATTGAAAAGTTATAATTCTGGTTTTAATAAAGCAAAAGAATTAATAAAAAAATATAATTGGTCGTTAACAGTTGTAGATAAAGAAGATAAACAAAATATTAATCAAAATAATATGTGTTGGATTAAGGTAAATAGTGATGTATAATATAATATGAAAGAAAAATTATTACATAGAAATTTTATAAAAATTAATGAAGATGAATTTGATTTTAATAAACTTTCTTCATTTTTAGATAGGTATAATTTAGATAGTAGAATAAGAAGTAATTATATTGATGTATATATTCTACAATCTATTTTTCAAATTAGAGGGGTAGGAAACACACCTGAGTTTAAACCCATATATGATTATTTACAAGAAAAATTAAACCCACATAATGTAAAAAACGATATGGATATATTTTTTTCTTTAACTTCTGGAACATCGAGCATTACTCATACCGATAATTATAAAGTTCACATACTAAATATTAAAGGTAAAATTATTTATAAATTAGATGTTGGTATGTTTGAATTAAATCCAGGAGATTTATTAATAATACCACCTGGAATGACACACAAAGCAATTGGTTTAACTCCTCGAATTGTTCTATCTTACGCACATTATTAAATTATGAAAGAAGAATATTTTTCACACGATAGTTTTATTGGAGGTTGGTACATAAATAAAAAATTATGTGACGACTTAATAAAATTTTATAAAAGCAGTCCAGATAAAACAGCAGGTTATTTTGGAATGAGAGGCAAAACTGTGGTTGATGATAAGATAAAAGATTCTGTAGACATGGTAATACAACCTAATAATAAAAATAAATTAATAAAAAAATATAGGGGGGAGTTACAAAAATGTTTAAATCAATATTTAAAAAAATATAAAGATATAAATTACGTAGATCGTTTTAATGTAAATGGTTATTTTAATTTGCAAGGATATAAAAAAGGTGGGGGCTATAAGGTGTTTCATTTTGAAAGAAGTGGATTAATAAACGCAAATAGAATTTTAGTATTTATGACATATTTAAATGATGTTTCAGACGGAGGCACTGTTTTTAAGTATCAAAAAATAACAGCGCCAGCTAAAAAAGGTTTGACTTTAATATGGCCAACTGATTGGACTCATACACACAAAGGACAAGTTAGTCTTAAACATAAAAAATACGTGGCTACAGGATGGTTTACATTTAATGATTGAAAACTGGTGGCCAACTCAAATAGGTTATTATGATAACCCTAACCATTCTTTTATACAAACTCAATTAATTAAAGAGTGTCTATCTCTAATGAAGAAAACTAAAAAAGGAGGCAGTAGTTGGATATCTGATACAACATATAATACTAGTGATGGTTTTCATGAAGTGCACAAGAACAATAAATTTAATTCTTTAAATAAATGGATATTAGATAAAGTTAAAGAATACATAAAAGAAACAGGTATGACGTATAAAATTAATTCTATGGATTCTTGGTTTAACTTATATAAACAAAATGATTTTCAAGAATATCATGAGCACTATAATAGTGTGCTTTCTTGTGTGTATTTTTTAAAAAGCAATAATAAATCGAGCGACCTAATAATAAAGTCTCCGGCTACTGATTTTAGAAACATTGGCCATAAAAATTTTCTTGGAATAAACTGCCCTGTAAGGTATAAATCAATAGCGGGTAGATTAGTGGTGTTCAGAAGCTATCTCCCACATTGTGTAGATAAGCAAAAAGACAAGGATTTTAGGATAAGTTTAGCCTATAATTTTTACTAGAAAATATATTTATTGTATAATATACAATAAAATAAAGGTTTTTTATGTTACAAAAAATAGGGTTTCAACCAGGGATTAATAAACAAATTACTCCAACAGGCGCAGAGGGTCAGTGGATAGAGTGTGATAATGTTCGTTTTAGGTACGGTATACCGGAAAAAATAGGTGGTTGGAATCAATTAGGAACTTTAAATGAAAATGAATTAACTGGTGCAGGTAGAGGTCTTCATCATTTTGTTAATAGTTTAGGTAGAAAATACGCAATCATAGGAACTAATAGAATTTTATACGCGTATTCTGGAGGTGTATTTTACGACATACATCCAATTCAAAGCACAACAACTCTTACAAGCGCATTCACCACAACTAACGGATCATCGACTGTAACTATAACGTATTCTAGCGCACATGGATTATCACCAGGTGATATACTTTTAATGGATAATTTTACAACTATTACAAATTCAAACTTTAGTGCATCAGATTTTGATGATAAAAAATTTATGGTTGCTAGTGCACCCACTAATTTAACAATCACCATTACAATGCCTTCAAATGAAAGTGGTTCTGGTGCCACAACATCTGGAGGTATTAGAATAAAAAAATATTATACAGTAGGTCCAGCAGTTCAAGCAAAAGGATTTGGTTGGGGATTAGGGTCTTGGAGCGGTGAAGCAGCGGGTGCTATTACAACAACTTTAAATGGTGCCTTATTAAATGATACCGCTGGCACGGGTGGATCAGGAACTTCAATCACATTAGCAGACACGACTAACTTTCCATCTTCAGGAACTAATTTTATATTGGTAGGCACTGAAGAAATTTCTTACACAGGAGTTTCTGGAAATAATTTAACAGGCATTACAAGAGGAGTTAGAGGGACATCAAAAGCAGCCCACAGTGATGGAGCTACGGTAACTAACACATCAGATTTTGTTGCATGGGGTGAGGCTGCATCTGGTGATTTAGTTCTTGAACCAGGAATGTGGTCATTAGATAATTTTGGTGATAAAGCTATTTGTTTAATACATGATGGTGCGTGTTTTTCTTGGGATTCTAGTTTGTCAAATGCAACAGATACAAGAGCAACAATTATAACTGGTGCACCAACAGCATCAAGGCACATGATAGTATCTACACCAGACAGACACTTAGTATTCTTTGGAACAGAAACAACTATTGGGACACCATCTACACAAGACAATATGTTTGTTAGATTTTCAGATCAAGAAGATATAAACACATACACACCAACAGCAACTAATACAGCAGGCACACAAAGACTGGCCGATGGATCACAAATCAGAGGAGCCATTAGAGGTAGAGATGCAATTTATGTTTGGACTGACACAGCGTTATTTACACAACGTTTTGTTGGTCAACCATTTACATTTGCTTTTGCACAAGTTGGAACCAACTGTGGACTTGTTGGACAGAACGCTTGTGTTGAAGTTGATGGTTCTGCATATTGGATGTCAGAAAATGGTTTTTTTAGATACGCAGGTAAATTAGAATCTTTACCTTGTCTAGTAGAAGACTTTGTTTACGATAGTATAAATTTAGAATCTGGTAATCAAATGGTATCTGCAGGATTAAATAATTTGTTTGGTGAAGTTATGTGGTTTTATCCAGAAACAGGATCTAGTGTTGTTAATAGAATGGTTTGTTATAATTATTTTGATTCTTCTCCTCAAAGACCTGTATGGACTGTAGGAACTTTAGCTAGAACTATGTGGGAGGATTCTGCTGTGTTTGGTAAACCACACGCATTACAATATGATGCTGATACCGATACTTCTTTTGATGTTATAGGAAACACAGAAGGTAGAACATCATACTATGAACATGAAACAGGAACTGATCAAAACAGAAATGGAACCATAGCAGCTATAACTGCTAATATAGAATCTGGAGACTTTGACATAAGTCAAAGAAGAGGTATAACAGGACAATCAACTGGCGTAGCAGATCTTAGAGGAGATGGAGAGTTTCTTATGAAAATAAGAAGATTTATACCTGACTTTATATCTCAAACAGGAACAACAAGGGTTACGTTAAACTTGAGAGATTTTCCTAATGATAGTCAAGCAAGCTCCTCTCTTGGTCCATTTGATATAACTTCATCAACTAAAAAAGTTGATACACGAGCTAGGGCTAGAGCAATAGCATTAAAAGTAGAAAATACATCAAGCAGTCAATCTTGGAGACTTGGAACTTTTAGATTAGATATACAACCAGATGGACGTAGATAATGGCAAAGATAGTACAAATATTAACAAGACCTGCACCTAATTATGATTTAGGAACGGCAGAGGCACAAGTAAGAGACCTTGATGCGATCGTAGAAAAATTAAATACGACGTTTCAAGAAGAATTAAAAGATGAGGTAGAAGCATTTAACTTCTTTTTAAATTAATGGCTAATAGTTTTATAAATAAAAAAGCAGATTTAACCACAACAGATTTAACTACGTTGTATACAGTTCCTAGTTTTAAGTCAGCGGTTATTAAATCATTGTTAGTGTCTGAAGACGCTGGATCTGGTGCTAATATAACTGTTACTTTAGTAGATGCTAGTTCTAATATATTTAGTTTGTTTAAAACAAAAGCTATTGCATCAAATGCAACCACAGAGCTTTTGACTCAACCTCTTGTAATGGAGGAAAGTGAGGTACTTAAAGTACAAGCAAGTGACGCGAATGAGCTGCACGTCATAGCTTCCATATTAGAAATACAGCCAAGAGAGGTAACAACGTAGTGATAGAATTAAAACCAGAGAAGATAATAGAAGAAATATCTAACCTTAAAACAGGTGAGAAATATAACAACGACGAGGAATGGAAGGCTAAAGGTATAGCACCAGAAGACATAAGAAGAGATGTCAGAGTGATAATGCCGAGCCTTGATTTATTAGGTGAAACAAAATAGAATGGTACGATGGCGATAACTAGAGCACAACAAGTAAGACAGATGTTAGAAGATGGAGGTATGTTAGTATCACCATCTACGACTGGCAAAAGACCAGGATATAGAACTGCTAAAGCTCAAGAAGTTCAAGGTAGAACACCAAAAACAAGTACCTTTGATTCTGAGGTTGAAGATCAAACAACTCCTGAAGATAGAAGAGAGACACAATTAATAGGTGGAGATGAAGGCTCTGGTTTAGATAGAAAAAGAAAAGAAAATATAAAAAAAATAAACGCGTTTAAAGAATACAAACCACCTGTAAAACTACCGCCTTTTGGTATTAGTAAATTTTTTGAAGGACCAGCACAAAAGTTTTCAGATTTTAATGCGTCGATAAATAGACCTTTTTTTGAAAAAGTTATTAGAGCAGGTAAAATACCAGGATTAAGTTTTGCAACTATTTCTGATATGACTGAAGAAGAATTAGAAGATAAATATCAAAAGTACTTGTCAGATAGACTAACAGGCAATATAGATGCTTACGGTAATCCTCTTAATACGGGAGATAATGATAGACCAATGCAAATAGCAAATGAAATTATAACTGATCCAACTGATCCAACTGACCCTACAGATCCAAATCAAACAACAGATGCTTTTGCTGGAATTCCTCCAAGATTCGCTGGTTCTAAATTTGATTTTGATGCATTGAGAAGACGATTAGCAGAAGAGCAGTTTGCAGCTGATGGAGGACGAATAGGTGCTGCCGAAGGTGGGATCATGGACCTTGAAACAGGTAGACAGATGTATTTCTTAGGTAAACTAGTTAAGAAAGCTAGTAGAGCAATTAAAAAAATTACTAAATCACCAATAGGTAAAGCTGCAATATTAGGAGGCTTAGCTTATTTTGGAGGTGGCGGAGGTAACCCTTTCACAGCAGCAGGGAGAGGTAAATTTAGTTTATCAAATTTATTTAGTCTTACTAAAAATCCATTGATATCAAAAGACGGAAATTTTAGTCCAATGAGAGCTATAGGACTTGCATCACTATCACCATTTTTATTTCAAGAGGAAGAAGAGAAAGATGATCCATACAGAGGACCAGAATTAACTATGGAACAATTATTAGCTATAAGAAACAACCCTTTTGGAACAATAATGCCTAGTGCGGCAGGCAGTAAATTTGCATTTGCTGCTGATGGTGGACGTATTGGTTACCAAGAAGGATCCAAAGAACCTGTGGCTACTAAAACCATGCCACTATTAGATATGGGTGGCAAAGAAATGGATCTTAGAGACGATGGTGGGTTCGTGCCAATAGGTAGAATGGAAAAGGCAGATGACGTGCCAGCTAGATTATCTAAGAATGAATTTGTATTTACAGCTGATGCTGTTAGAAACGCTGGTGAAGGAGATGTGGACAAAGGTGCAGAAGTTATGTATAACATGATGAAGAACCTCGAATCCGGGGGTGAAGTATCTGAAGAATCGCAAGGATTAGAAGGCGCAAGAGACATGTTTCAAACATCAAAAAGATTAGAGGAAGTATTATAGTATGGCTGTAGAAACTCAAGTAACAAGACCAGCACCTTTTGTAGAAACGTTAGGTGAAGATCTAGCACAACAGGTTGTAGCACAAACAGGTGTACCTTTAGTTACAACTGGTATAGGTGGTTTAACACAACAAGCCGGTGAAACAGCTGAAGGGTTTAAGGCAAGACAAGATGCTGCAAGAGCATTTACAACAAGACAACAAAATTTAGCAGGACTTGCACCAACAGTTGCAGATCAAGACGCACTACAACAAAGAGCACAAACGATAGCCTCTGATCAAGCAGGACAAACTGGACTTGCAAGTTTTCAACCATTTTTACAAAGAGCAGAAACAGAAGCACAACTTGCTAGTGGATTAGGGACACAAGCTTTTGGACAATTAGGGACAGCAGGACAAACTTTATCAGGCATACCTACAGGAGCACAAGCTTTTCAACAAGACGTGCAACAATTTATGTCTCCATATCAATCACAAGTGATTGATGCATCTTTAGCAGAATTTGATCGTAACAAACAAATACAAGAACAACAAATACGAGATCAACAAACCGCTTTGGGTGCGCTCGGCAGTGGTCGAGCGGGAGTGCAACTCGCTGAGTTTGGCACAGGCA